AAGTTCTCGGACTTGATGAAGCTACTGAAAATCAACTATTAGTTATGGGTATTGAAAGTCGTGGTGAAGACATCAATGATTACTTAGATACGAATGAAGAATTAGATGAAGAAGACCAGGAAGCTGACTATGCTACATACCAGAACAGTGAGTTCGCCGAATTTAAACGCAACACTGAGATTAAAGAAGCTCTAGCTGATGTAGCTGAACGTGCTTACGCTCTTGTAGAAGCTGGTAAGATGACTCCATTTGCAGTTCAATCTCTACTGGGTAACTTCAGTGCTAATGAACGTATCGCGGCATTTAGTACCGTGTGTGCTGAGAACGAAGTTGATCCTGCAACTCAACTCTATGCAATGAATACTGTACTTGAAATCTTCGACCGTATGCCAGCTATGGAAATGGGATTCTTCGCTGAGGAAGTTCTTGATGAAGAAGAATTAGATGAAGAAGCTGATTTGAGTTCTATTGCTGCTAACTACATTAAAAAATATCGTTCATAAACTATGCCTTATTTCAATCAATCTCAAACGTTTCTAGTTGATCCTGCCATTCTCGCATTCAGTGATGGTAATCATCCTAATGTGTCGGCAACTGTGCAGAATACTTACATTAGTCTTAATACTGAAGCTCGCAAACAAGTTCCTGCTGGACTATTTGTTGCTCAAGTAGGTAACGTACTGCGCTTCCTACCTCGTACTAAGTTAACTGCTGTAACTGCTACTGGTGCTGCAACTGTAACTGCATCTCCAACTAATATCTTTGTTGCTGGTGATGTATTAACTGTAGTTGAACCATATTCTACGCTAACTATCACTACTGTAACTGCTGCTCAAACTGTAACTGTTACTGTAGAAGGTTTAACTGCAACTGCAACTGCAACAACTAACAATACTACAACTACTGCTAGTGAAGTTGCTACTGCTATTAATGCTACTGCTGGATTATCTGATTTAGTTCGTGCAGCATCTATTACTAACAAGGTATTTATCTTTGCAGTTGATGGACTTACTAACCGCGCCATTACAACTGCTGGTACTGTAACTAGTGCTGCATTATCTAGTGCAACTCTAGTTCCTAATGCAACTGCTGTTGGTACTATTGCATTTATTGATTACACAACTGGTGTTATTACATTAACTGGTAACGCAAGTGTAGCTCTACCTATTGGTACTAATATCGGTGTTAGAGTTAATGCAATTGTAGGACTTCATGTTCATGCAGTTGATTATACTGTTGCAACAGCTAAGGATCTAGCTCTCTATACTATTGCTAATGGTGTTCGTATCCAGTATCTACCATACTTCGATGGTGATATTGCTAGACGATTCCCTGGCATCAATTTCGCTTACAAATTCTAACTAACCGGGCGTTAATGACGTATGTTAATGATGTATGTTATCGCGCCCACTATCCTACTTTTTTCTTACTATGGGTTCAGTTTCTAATTTTCTTACCGATAAGTTGCAAGCTAAAGTTGCCGAAACTCTAGTAGACGATACTATTGCTCGTCTGCGTCAGAGAACTAAACTTATTGATCAATTCATGCCTATTAAGACGTATGAGGACGATGAGTTCCTAGCATACGTAAGTGAACGTCTCACACCAGTTGCGAACTTTATTGCTCCTGGTGCTGAACCTCCAGTTATCTCTCATGGTGGTTTCCGTCGAGTAATCGGTGAACTAGCTAAGTTAGGTAATAGCTATTCATTCGATGAAGTAACTCAGAAACAGATGCGTAAGGCAATGGAAGAAGCTGCCTATAAACGCGCTAGTGTTATGACCATGAAGTTAACTGATAACTCCGTCATTAAGGGTACTAACGATATGCTCGTTAAGTATCTCTATGGTCACATTGAGGGGATCGTCCAATCTCATGCTGATAGACTTACTAGCATGGCTTGGCAAGTTGTTCAGACTGGTCAATTGAGTGTATCTGATGCAATTACTAAGGTTGCATGGACAATTGATTTCCGTCGTCCTGGTGCTAGTTATAACCACTTCCCTGATGCTCTTGTTGCTACTGGTAACACTGCATCTCCTAAGTTGAACAAGTGGACTGACTACGCTAATGCTGATGGTATCGCTAACTTAGAAGATGCTGTAACTACTTATGTCAATACTAATGGTTACAAGCCTGATCTCATCGTAATGAGTAATACTGCATTGCGTGATCTTCAGAAACAAGCATCTACTATTGCTCGTGCTAGACAATCAGTTGGATTTGCACAAGTAGGTTCTGTTAGCTTCCCAATGTTACAAGAGGTAATGGCTTCTAATAACCTACCTCCTATTAAGGATTATGATGAGTTCTATCAAGTAGATAATACCTACTCTGGTAATACTAATACTATTGATAGCTACATCAGTAATGCTCGATTCCTTAATGAGAATTGCTTCGTATTCCTCAAGGATGGAATGGGTGAGCAAGCTATTGGTACTCCTGAAGAACAGAAAGTTGTTAAAGATGGTGTATTAACAGGTACTGAATCTCCTGTAATGGTACGTGTTTATGAGAAGACAACTGTGCCTATCAACGATGTTTTGCAAGCGATTGAAACTTTTTGTAGTCGCCTATTTAAGTAATTAAGTAGTAAAAATTCGGTGAATTGCTGGAAACTCCAGAAGTGGACAATCAGCAGCCAAGCTTAACCAGGAATGGTTTTGAAGGTTCAACGACTAGGTTTCGAGTCCAGACCGGACAGTAACAAACCCACGAGTGCCGAACATCCCAAGTGGATGATGATATAGTCTGAACAGTAGATATAACACATGAAACTACTGATACGTAGGATAAAGAGCTTACGTGGTAACAAAATGATCAATGGTTTTACCAGTAATTTATTCTCCCAAGAATCTGTATGCTCAAGTAGTTAGATAATAATTCCCTATTTCTAACTAGACCGAGTTTAAGTTGTGGTATAATGATCTTATGACGTAAATGAGATTATTATGCCACAATTTATTTATTTGGTGACAAACTCAATTAATGATAAAAAATATGTTGGACAAACAAATAGGACAATTGAAAAGCGTTGGTCAGAACATATTAGAGCCGGTAATTATGTTGGAACTAAAAGTTTATTATCAAAAGCAATTAAGAAATATGGTGTAGATAAATTTAAAATTGAAATTATTAAAACTTTAGAAACAACAGATCAGTCAGAAATTGATAAAACTGAAGTTTATTTTATTAAAGAATATAATGCTTTAACACCTAACGGTTATAACGTATTAAATGGTGGTAAAGGTTGTTTTCTAACACCTGAAGGTAAAGAGTATTTAAAAAGAACGATGACGAGTCGTTGGCAGAATAAAAGTTATCGAGCTTCTATGTTAGGTAGCACTTTAATTTCTGCTAGATTAAAAAACAATACCTCTGAAGCTAAATTAAAACGAGGTAATAGTTTAGTTAGAAATCGTCGTTACTTAATAACTACACCAGATGGAATTGAGTATTGTACTTACGGTGTAACTCACTTACAACAACTAGATTTAGATGTAAGTAGTTTAATTAAAGTTGCTCGTAATAAGATGACTAATCATAAAGGTTATAAAGTTAAATCACTTAATGATGATTATGTAACTGTAGATAAAACATATTTAGATTACGTTAACAAATACGAATGTATTAGTTTAAATAAAGATAACTACAGTTTTTGTTCTTATGGTATTGATGCTATTAAAGAACAACTTAAATTAGATATATGTCAGAAGACAATATCACATCACATTAATAACGCTAATTTAATTAACGGTTATCAAGTTAGAGATATTAATGCAGAACCAATTATTAAACAATATCTACCAGATGCTGAACGCTTCATATTGACAACACCTGAAGGTGTTAGTTTCTGTCGTTACGGTATGGAAGATTTAACTGAAGAAACTGGATTAAATGCTAAAGCGGTGTACCCATTAATGAATCCAAATAGTCCTCGTTATGGTCGCAAAATTAACGGTTGGAGTTGTGTTAGAGCTAATGAATCAGAGGAAACAAGAGATAAGTTATTAGCTGATAAAGCTGCTAAGTTAGCTGAAGATAAGTTAATCAATGATGCTAAAAAGAGTTGGCAACAAGTAGTTAATAAACGTTACCTATTAACTAACTTAATAACTAATGAACAGTTATGTTGTTATGGATTAGTTCACCTTAAAGAATCACATGGTCTAGATGGTAGTTGTTTAATTAAAGTAATTAAGGGTAAAATTAAACATCACAAAAACTGGACGTGCATTAAGATAGAAAACTGACATTAACAGCGAAGCAAATAACACTTATAATGATGGTAGTAATTATCATCATTTTTATTATGGGTAGACGTATTGGTAGTAAGGATAAAGTTAAGAGAGAGAAACGCAATCAATTTGGTTTAACTAGAAGTGATCTAATTAATGAACGTAAGAAACAAGGAACTACGCAATAGCGGGATCTGCGGTAGGTGGGACAATTGGATATGGTGTAAGTAGAAAATTAACTAAAAGATTTGATGCAAATATTAAGTTAGCTCAAAATAATTTAGATGATGCAATTGCACGTAAACCTACTTTAATGAATGACGTTAGACTCAGTGCAATGAATGATGATGTAATAAATCAATATAAGAATGCTATTAATAAAACTAGAAATGCAACTAGATTACTTAAAGTTGCAACACCATTAGCAGGAGCAGCTATAGGAACTGGAATTACAATGGGTTACTTAGCTAATCAACGAGCAAAGAAACAACGTAATAGGCTCAAATAACATGGCACGTAAACTAGGTTCTAAAGACAAGAAGAAGCGTAAACTTAGATTAGTTAACATAGGTACAGTAGGTGGACTTGGTGCAATTGTAGGAAGTGGAGTTAATATGATTGGACTTAAATCATTAACTGAACAACGAAAACGTGAGTTAGGTGTAAGTAAGTTAGACATAAGGGATAAACGACGTAAACTAACTGAACTTATTGCTAATGATTATCGTAATGATGTTAAATCAGGTAAACGTATTGTAGATGAAGCTAAGAAAGTAGCGGTACTTACATATCAAGCTAAACGAGATACGGGAGCTAAGATAAACGATGATAAGTTACGTGAAGTTATGGAACGTCCGAATAAGTTAATTGAGCAGTTTACTAAACAAGCTAAAGATAGAGGTAAATCGCAATCTAATGTTAGACGTACTATAACTAAACAACTTAAAAATGATGCTTATAACGCAAGTAATAAAATCATTAAATCACGTCTATTAGGAGGTGCTGCAATTGGAGCATTAGCAGCAGGTGGAAGTTATGCAGTTTATAAGAAGTTAACTAAACGTAAGAATAAATAACTCTATTTAACTTGTTTATATAACTTCTGCAATACTTTATCTCTACTAACATTTTTAACTTTAGATTCTCTAGTTCTAATTCTCTTTTGTAATGACTTACTTAACCTATACCATTTAGACTTAGGAATATACATGATAGATAACTTAAACAACTTTAACTATGATAACTCTAATCAATGATCTGGCTAACTTCGGTAGAGGTAAAGGTGATAAGGATAAACGTAAGAGACAAGTTAAACGTGCTGGTAGATGGTGGACTCCTAATCAAGTAACTGCTGCAACTAGACCTGGTAAAAAGAATGCTGTTTTAGCAAGTAAGAAAATAAATGGAGTTACCAAATATAAATTAATTAATTTTGGTGACAGTACAATGAGTGATTGGCATAAACATAAAGATAAGAAAAGACGCGCCAATTATTTATCTCGTAGTGGTGGAATTAGAAATAAAAGTGGTGAGTTAACTAAAAATGATAAGTTTTCAGCTAACTATTGGTCGAGAAAAATAAATTGGTAAACCTATGAACAACAACTACACTAAACCAACTCTAAGAGAACGCATTAAGTCGCGCATAATGAACAGTAATGTAGGTGGTACTGCATCTGGTAAATGGAGTGCTAGGAAAAGTCAGATATTAGTTAAGAGATATGAAGAAGCTGGAGGTAATTACAAAGGTAAGAAAAATAAGACTCAACGTAACTTAGATAAATGGAACAAGTCTAACTGGCGCACTAAATCCGGCGAACCTAGTAGTAAAACTGGAGAACGTTATCTACCAAGTAAAGTAATAGATAAGTTATCTCCACAACAATATGCGGCAACTTCGCGCAGCAAAAGATCAGCTAATAAACAAGGTAAACAATACTCAAGTTACTCACCTAATTTAAATCGAGTTATGAGAAGTAGTGGTATTTATTAACTATTAACTAACTTACGAAAACACATATCTAACATAGGAATCATTTCAACTTCATAAGCTGATGTATTAGGTCTATATCTACCTTTACCTAACTTAACGTTAATTTTAGTTGGATTATTACCTGTAGTTGTCTTATAAGTATCAGCAACTAAGTTAGCGAATCTGTGCATTGTAGATTTATCTGCAACAAAACCCTTACTCTTAATATAGTCACTTAAAATGACATATCCATTATGAGTTGTTAGTTCTGTAGTTACAGTTAACTCATTTAACATTACATCAAGATTAGGAAAGTTAGTTACTGTGGCATTTCTAAGTTGTTTATATTCTGTAGTTATATTACTTAACTCATCTACTTTATCGCTTAGTAACTTAAGTGAATTAAGAATAGCTTTATTATCATCATTAATAACAGCACCAGTTAAATCCTTAACCCAATTAACGAAACCATATTGTGCCAACTTACGATAAGTGTTGCGTGCGGTAACATTAGCAGCTTTAGATTCAAATGCGTAATACTCGATAATTAAAGTTGCTGCTGTTGATGTAATAATTTTACAAGTTCCACCATCTTTATTTCCTTCTAGCTGTGGACTAAAAACGTTACCCAGTAAAGGTTCTAGCATTTTTAGCTGTGTACTAACACCAGTATTATCAGCTAATGGGTTTACTATTCTTTGAGACATTGTTTGTTGTGTAACTCCACATAATCGCGCCAATCCACTAATACTAACTCCAGCATCCCGTCCATCTGGAGTAATGTAAAACTCAACATCATTAATAACAGAGGGTTGTACAATAATTTTATCTGACGTGACTAATTCATCCTTAATTAACTACACTTGACTTAGATACAAACTAACTAACTATCTAAGTCACCTCATTATAACTGATAAATAGTTAAAATACATAACATTCTCCTTTTTTCTTACAAGTTAAACATTTCCAATTATAATTAAGTAAACTACATTAATTAATATGGCATTTAAATTACCATCATTTAATCTACTTAGAAAAGCTGCTTCTAAACGTGTTCCTGGTGTTGCAGGATCTAAAGTTGGATCACTTGGTAATAATAGAACTGGAGTTACTAAAACCTATGCAACTAGAGGTGCTGCACGTAAAGCTAATCAACTTGGACTATTAAGTAGACTTAAACCACGTCAACCTGTTAAACCACTTCAACCATCTCAACCTAAAGGACTTAGTAATCGAGCATTTGGAGCAAGTAGAACACCTAAAATTCGTGAATCATTTGGTAGTTACAACAAACGAGTTAAGTAATATGACAATAACTAAGCAACAACTTATAGATAAATACAATGAAGTTTATGCAGCAGATAATGGTGTTAATAAGACCTTCGTTGAATTAACTAAAGATGAGAAGGTAGAAGCATTACTACAATTCGTAACTGCTATTAGTGGTGGATCTGGTGGTGACGCTAGTGCCACTAATCAAACAGCCGTTCAAGCTAATCCAGGAAGTGATGCAACAAAAGCAGTAGCAGTACAAGGTGTAACAGGGGGTAAATCTATTCCAGTTACAGGTACATTTTTCCAAAATATTCAACCTGTCAGCATGACTGCTGCACCTGCGGGATTAGCTTACGCATCCTCAACCACAATTACTCGCGCTGCTAACACCACAACTTATACTGCTTCTGCACCAAACTTTGATGTTTATGGCGGTCTATTCCAACTTCAAAATATAGGCGAAGCTGGTAAAGGTATATTCCTTTCTTATTTTGAAATATCTCTCAATCTATCTTCTGTACCAGCAGGTATGACTTCTTTTGCGGTACACTTATACCCTACAGCACCTACAAATATTGCAGATAATAGTATCTGGACAATTGGTTCTGACCCTGTTCTAGACCCTGTAGGTTTCAATGTACCTATGAGTTTAGCTAAAGGAGGGGGTAAGGTTGTTGGCGTTATTAGAGACTTAAATCAATTGTTTATTTTAACCAGTTCAAGTTTGTGGGGATATCTGGTTACTAACGGTGCAATTGTCCCGGCTGCTAACTCAGAAACAGGGACTATACGCGCTAGGAGTTTTGCACCATGAGAACTTCTACTAGAATGGTGGTGTTGGGTGGTTTTAAATGTGTTCTTGATTTAATTTTTGCTATAGCCTCTGTCGCTTATGGATTAAGACGGCTTTCCAGGTTTTGGACTGGCGCAGCTATAAGAGTAATGAGAACTAGTGATAACTCACAATTAGATA